GGACGGGGACGTGTGGAATAATGATAAAAGTAATCTGGAAGCATTGTGTTTTCAGTGTCATGAGGTGGCACATGGCCGCCAAACTCCGGTAATCGGATTGGACGGATGGCCGGTGGGGGTAAAATGATGGAAACGGTTAATGATAATTTTGTCTTGGTAGGTGAACAAACTATACCAGATGGAATCATTACAATTTCATCGAGCGGTACCGATGGTGGAGAATGGGTTCCGGAGAGATTTCCAGTTTACCCGAATTATGATCCTGTTGAACCCATTAATATCATTTACACAGGCAATCCATATCCGACTATTTCGCCGACTTGCCCCGTATGTCAGCGGCAGTTGCCCTGGTTCGGTAGCCCATGTCAATGTCGACGAAAGGCTCGGCGCAGAATGAAGATAAAGAGGCCATAAATGGGCGCAAGAGGACCAAAACCGGAAGGTCAACAAAAACCGATTGATTTGGTTCCGCCAAAATATCCAGAACCGCTTTCGGGAATGCTAAAATCCGAAAAAGACATCTGGGTCCGTATCATCCGTGCTTATCCCGAGGGCTATTTCAGACCGCAACACTACGATTTGTTAAGGGCCTACTGCGAAGCCGCTGTCGAAGCGACAAAACTCAAGAAGCGAGTTCAACGTGAAGGACATATGGTGGCCGGTTTTGGCGGGGTTAAGAAAGCTCATCCGCTGTTTGCGCAGGTCAATGCGGCTCGGTCTTCCATGGCCAGCCTTTCCACTAAGTTAGGCATAAACAACAATACAGCCGCGAAGAATAAGGGTGAGAAGCCGAAGAAATCAAAACGTGAAGGGTTAATGTTTGAAAACAAGATTTGACATGGCCCGCGCCGAACGGGTGATAAATTTCCTCGAAACATTGCGTTTGCCCGATGGAACCAATGCCGGGAAGCCCTTCATCCTTCGCCCCTGGATGAAGGACATCATTTATGAGGTTTATGGCCCCGTCCGTCAGATAGGTGACAGATGGGTGCGCCTGGTAAGGGAAGCACTTCTTTCGCTTGGTCGAAAAAATGCAAAGACAACCCTTGTTGCCGGACTTTGCCTTTGTCATCTATGCGGTCCGGAGGCCGTCTTGAACGGTCAGCTCTATAGCCTTTCCATTGACCGGGAACAAGCCGGAATCCTATTCAACTATGCCGCCGCCATGGTTTATGCCGACGAAGAACTATCGGAACAGTTAAATGTTACCGAAAGCCGGAAAAAGATTATTGATCCGGTTTCCGGTAGCGTTTACACGGTCCTATCAGGTGAGAAAAAGGGAAAGATGGGTAAAAGTTCGTCCTTTATCGCCTTTGACGAGCTGTCCGAATTCGGTGCCGACCGAACCTTATACGATGCTCTAGTTACCTCTACCGGTGCCCATGAAGCACCGTTGATATGGGACTTTTCGACGCAATCACCGGACGACAAGGCGCTGTTTAGCCAGTTGGTTGATTACGGCAAGCAGGTTAATTCCGGGGAAAGAAAGGACCCGACCTTCAAAGCCTTCATTTATGAAGTGCCAGACGATCTGGACGCCTGGGACGAAAAGAATTGGTATCTTGCAAACCCGGCCCTTGGCGACTTTCGGTCATTGGAAGAGATGCGACTAATGGCCGAAAAGGCAAAGGTGATGCCATCGGCTGAGGCCAGTTTCCGCAACCTTTATCTCAACCAGCGTGTTGACGGATCAAACCCGTTCATCACGAAATCGGCCTGGACAGAATGTGGTGAGCAGCCGGATGAGGAAGTGTTCCACAGGTATCCGGTTTATGCTGGGCTCGACCTCAGCGCCAAAAACGATATTTCCAGCCTAAAGCTGGTTGCTGGTGATGAAAACGGAATATTTCATGCCAAATGTTTTTTTTGGACACCCAAGGAAACACTGAAGGAGCGGCGTAAACAGGACCGCGCACCATATGATGTTTGGGTGGATCAGGGATATTTAATTGCCGTCCCAGGCCGTACCATTGATTACCGGTATATTGCGCAGCAAATAGGCGAGATCCACGCAGAATATGGCATAACCGCTCTAAAGTTCGACCGATGGCGCATTGATGACCTGCTCAGAGATATGCAAACCGAAGGCGTTGACTGCTATGTCTATGGAGCTGATTGGGACGAGGACAAAAAAGAACCGGAACCGCCCGGTATTCGCCTGATACCGCACGGACAAGGCTTCAGGGATATGAATCCGGCCGTTGAAATTTTGGAAGATTTGATCCAGGAGAAAAAGCTCCGCCACGGCAATCATCCGGTTCTTGGAATGTGCGTGGCAAATGCCAGGGTTCAAACTGATCCGGCCGGAAACCGCAAGTTTGACAAAATAAAATCGACGGGCCGTATCGATGGATTGGTTGCCCTATCTATGGCGCTTAATGGGGCCGTGACGATTACGCAGAGTGAACCATCAGTCTATGAAGAACGGGGGGTATTGGTATTTTGAAAAAAAAGGCGACTACGGTTAAAAAAACAATCGAAGGAAGCAACAAGGATGATCAGACGGGAGTCAAGTTGGTCCCAAACGGGCGCAAAAAGTATCCAAAAAAAATGATCCATTGCCCCGAATGTGGATGGCCCATCCTTATGGTTGCTGGTGTGGCTGTTGAAAAGTTGATGATCGAACCGGTATGTCCCGGATGCCGTAAACGAATAGCAATGGAAGAAAAATTGTTGAACCAGAACCTTGAGCCAAAGGATGATATTCATAACGACTTGACAAACTGATTATACTGCTTGTATAATGCAAAAAAAATAACGGATCTTTCCGTTTATGATCAATGCCCGGATTCACCCGGATTCCACTTTGGAGTCTGGGATTTTTTTTGGAGGATACTTGAACAAGAGAAGAATAGATCTACCTGACATTTTCACATTATCCGGTCTCGGATGTCTCGGATATGGTTTATGGATGTTTCGGCCCTGGATTTCCTTAACAGTGGTCGGATCGCTACTAGTTTTACTCGGCGCTATTGGAGCCATCGGACAGGCACGGGGAAAATAAATGGGTTTTATGTCGAAATTTATGCGCCCCATCGCCAATCTGAGTGTTGGCGAGCCCAAGGCCTGGGATAAATCACTATGGAATCTTTATGGCCACCAAACCCTGTCTGGCGAGACCGTCAACGAGGAGACGGCACTAACATATTCGGCGGTCTGGTGCGCCGTGATGCTTTTGTCTGGAACCATAGCATCCTTACCGCTCCATCTGATGAAGGTTGAAGACAAGAATAGATTGCCTGCCGACGACGACCCGCTTTACCGCGTAATGCATGACCAGGCAAATGAGTTTATGTCCGCCATGCAGTTTCGAGATTGTATGATGGCTCACATCCTCACCTGGGGAAATGGATATGCCGAAAAGGTATGTAACCTGTTCGGGGAAGTCCGCGAGCTATGGCCTATACCTCCGAACAGAGTTCTCCGCATGGAAATGTTCGAAAATGACTTGTGGTATCAAATACGGATACCGGATACCAATGAGGTTAAAAATGAGGTAAAATGGCTGCCACGCAAGCAAATCTTGCATATTCCCGGGCTTGGCTTTGACGGATTTAGCGGGTACTCACCGATCGCTATGGCTCGAAAATCGATCGGCTTGGGTATGGCCCTGGAAAGTTTTGGATCTCTTTTTTTTGGACAGGGCACCCATCCTGGAACCGTGGTTAGCCATCCACGAAGTTTGAGCCCCGATGCCCACCAAAGTCTTCAGGCGTCCCTTGAAAAAGCACAGTCCGGCCTGGGTCGATCCCATAGGCTGTTACTGCTTGAAGAAGGTATGAAAATAGAGAAGCTTGGTATACCTCCCGAGGAAAGTCAATTTTTGGAAACGAGGCAATTCGAAATAACCGAGATTGCCCGATGGTATAATCTGCCACCCCATAAACTCAAAGACCTCACCAAGTCATCGTTCAACAATATAGAGGAAGAGCAACTTTCTTTTGTCGGTGAATCCGTATTGCCCTGGCTAGTGCGCCTGGAACAGGCATATAATCACCAGATATTGACCAGGGATCAGGCCATTAGGCGCAATTATTATTTTAAACATGTCGTCGAGGGGCTGCTGAGGGCCGATGCGGAGGCAAGGGGAAAGTTTTATCAGTTTTGTATTCAAAACGCGATTATGACGCCAAATGAGGCGCGTGTTAAAGAAGATATGAACCCAAGCAATAACCCGCTAGCGGATGAGCTTTGGATGATGTCCAATGTGGTTCCGCTCAGTAATTATGATAACGAAATGGAAGCCCAAAGGGGGACAACCGATGTTGCAAGTGCGAAAAGCCGGCAAAAGAACCGTTAGCAACCGCTCCGACGTGCAAAATAAGGAATCGAAGGAAGTTACCT